TCCGTCGGCGTAGTTTTTCACGGGATACAAACAAGGGGGAGTATAGGTGGGCATTCGAGACAGAATTAAGAAACTGATTCGCGTCCGGGCTGGTGATCTGTCCGCGTGTCCAAAAAATTGGCGAACCCATCAGAAGGCCCAGGTTGATGCGTTACGCGGTGTCATTGCCGAGATAGGCTACGCGGACGCCCTGCTTGCCCGCGAGCTACCGAACGGCACGCTGGAGCTTGTGGACGGCCATGCGAGGCAAGCCCTCGACCCGGAGCAGATTGTGCCGGTGCTCGTCTTGGACCTCGACCAGGATGAAGCCCTGAAACTGATGGCCGTGTTGGATCCGCTGGCAGGCATGGCGGAGGCGAACGAGGTGGCGCTCGAGTCGCTGCTGGCCGAGATCGGGACGGAGAGCGAAGCGTTGCAGGCGATGCTCGACGGGCTGGCAAAAGAGAACGGGATAGCCGTTGATGAAGGTTTGCCGCCCGAGAGTTGCGACAATCAGACATGTGCCGAATCATGGAGCATCGTTGTCGAGTGCAACGACGAGACAGACCAAAAGGCGCTCTATAAAAATATGCAAAAGGAGGGACGCCGATGCCGACTATTGACGCTGTAGTGTCGTCGCCCATCAATCGCACGTTTCGCGTTGACCAGATAGCCGGCATGTTCGACTTAAAACTCGAATTGAAAGCGACAGCGGAGTTCCACGTTGAAGTGCCCGGCCAAGAAGAGGAGTGGCAGATCGGTGCTATCGTGGGGCCGTCGGGCAGCGGAAAATCCACGGTTGCGCGGCACGCTTTCGGCGATGCGTTGGTCGGCCCCGATCCCTGGCCCGCCGACCAAGCCGTAGTGGACGGTTTCGGCGAACAGTCGATCAAGACCATCACGCACGCCCTGACGGCCGTCGGGTTTTCGTCGCCGCCGAGTTGGGTCAAATCGTATCCCGTGCTATCCAACGGCGAAAAGTTCCGCTGCGACCTGGCTCGGGCATTATTGAGTGATCGCCCTTTAGTTGCCTACGATGAATTTACATCGGTCGTTGATCGAACTGTAGCGAAAATCGGAAGCGCCGCTGTCAGCAAAGCGGTTCGCAGAGGGAATATCGCTCGACGATTCGTTGCCGTGACATGTCACTATGACATTTTGGAATGGCTAGAACCTGATTGGGTTCTTGACATGGCGAGTGGGCGACTCGCAAGGGGGCGACTTCGGCGTCCAAGGATTGAGATTGCAATTCAGCCAGTATCGCGGGGCGAGTGGGCAATGTTCCGCCGACATCATTATCTAAACACGTCGCTAAGTTCCGCTAGTCAGTGCTTTTTGGCGACTATCGAAGGAGAGCCAGTGGCGTTTTCGGCTTGGATATTTGCACAAACCAGAGCAACGCGGGCTGGCGATCAAACGTACCGCGAGCACCGAACAGTTGTGTTGCCTGACTTTCAAGGGGTTGGCATCGGCAATCGCGTCAGTGAATTTTGCGCGTCGTTTTTTGTGGGCCGTGGAGGCAGTGCCGTATCTACTACCTCGCATCCTGGAATGATTCACTATCGAGCCGCGTCGCCTTTGTGGAACATGAAAAGACTCGGGATGGTGTCGCCCACCGGAAAATCTGGCAAATACGCTATGCGAGGCGGGCTATCGCCAAAAGAGTGCAGTTCTACCGGAAGAGTAACAGGTGGGTTTGCCTATGTTGGCCCGCCGATGGCTCAAGATCGCGTAAAGGAGTTGACGGCGGGTTTTTGTGAAGTTCGAGCGGCCCGCAAACTACGTCGAAAAGTGACAGCTTGCCCTTCACGGGGAAAGGCGTAACGAATCGTGGATTATCTAGCACCCAAGCAAACTCATCATCGGCCGGTTCGCAGCAGGCGGCACCAGCATCAGCGATTGTCGCCGGGCGAATGCCGACCAGATCGACGATGGCTATTGCGACACCCTTGGGGCCAGAGCCCTGTTTGTGAGCCGATGCACAGATCAGCAGAGGTCCGCGATATGCAGTTTTCCATCGCCTCAGTTCGATCGTTTTCGCGCCCTCGGCAATCAGCGATGCCCACGGCTGGCGAACAGAAAGAGCCTTCATGTGATACCCTCATATATGGTTGTGCTATTATACCAATTAGGATGGATGCTGAAAAGGTGTTTCTTTGTATAGCACGTTACCCCTCGCAAGAGCGGTGTAAAGACTTCGGCATGGAGCCGAGATTGACGGAGTGACATCTAGGCGTATGAACACAATTTAATAGCTACACCGCCCGACGGCAGGCCAGCCCGAGGGATAGGAAGCAAACGAAACACGCCCATGCAGGGGCTGCATTCCTTGCATGGGCGTTTTCGTTTGCGCAACACAACTATGCCAGGACCACCGAAAAAACCGACCGCCCTACTTGCCCCCGATTCGTGGAGGCGCAAGGATCGCATGCGCGAACCACAACCTACTTCCGACCTACCAATGACGCCGCGATGGATGGACAAGCCAACGAAGGAAGTCTATCGCCAGGTGTCGGCAATGCTCACGGATATGGGCGTGGCGAAGCGGCCAGACGTCCATGCTGTCTGTCGCTACTGTCGGCTATGGATTCGCTGGCGCAATGCTGACGTTCAGATTCAGCGATTAGGCGAAGTCCAGCCCATGAAGGATAAGACCGGCAAGGTGGTATGCCTTGGCATTGGGGCGTTCACAAAACTAGAAAAGAGTTTATCTGCGGACATGCTTAAGCTGGAAAGAGAGTTTGGTATGACACCGGCCGCTCGTGCGCGAATCCAAGTTGACTTGCCAACAGCCAAGCATGAAGGCCCGGCCTTTCGTTCCAAGATCGTCGGATAACCAATGGCGACAGCCACAATCAATCTTGAACTTCAGCGGACGATGCGGCTGATACCAGGCTACGATCCTTTCGCTAGTCCTGCTGACTGCTGGTTTGACGAAGAGGCGGCGGTCAATGCAATAGCGTTCTTTCCTGAGCGGCTAAAACATATTGAGGGTGCATTGGCTGGCGAGCCGTTTGCGTTAGAACCGTGGGAACAGGCCATCGTCGGAAACCTCTTTGGCTGGAAGCGACGGGATGCAAAGGGGCGCGAGATTCGACGCTACCGTGAATGCTTGATATTCGTTCCAAGAAAGAACGGGAAGACGCCCCTTGCCGCCGGCATTGGTTTGTACTGTCTCTTCTGCGAAGCGGAGCGCGGGCAACAAAACTACATTGCGGCATCGACGCGAGAACAGGCCGGCCTACTATTCCGCCACGCACGCGGAATGGTTGACCAGTGTGACGAACTGTCTTCGCTGTGTCGCGTATATGGCGGCAACGCTCCTGGTGGTCAGTCTCAGTCGATCGTCCGCGAGTCGCGCGGCTCATTCCTCAAGATCATTTCATCGGACGTGACGGTCGGTAAGCATGGCAAGAACCTCAACCTTGCGATTGTTGATGAGTTGCACGAACAGGTCGGCCGCGACCTCGTTGACACGCTTCGCACTTCGATGGCATCAGCGAACAAGCCACAGCCCTTGATGATTTACACCACAACGAGCGACTTTGATCGTGAGGGGTCGATATGCAATGAGATTCATGATTACGCTTCTCAAGTACGCGATGGCATTGTTGACGATCCGAAGTTCCTGCCGGTCATTTATGAAGCCACACCAGAAGATGATTGGACCTCGCCCGACGTGTGGGCTCGCGTCAACCCTAATCTCGGCATATCGGTGTCGCTCGAATACCTACAGGATGAATGCAAGAAGGCCCAGGAGAATCCGTCGCGTGAGAACACGTTTAAGCGACTTCACCTAAACGTGCGAACGGGGCAAGACAAGCGCTGGATACCGATGGACAAGTGGGACGCCTGCTCGGATGCACGCGACCCAATCGCATGGCGTTCCGACATGGTAGCCGCACTCAAGGGCAAAATGGCGTGGCCGGCGTTTGACATTGGCTCCACGTCGGACTTGACGGCGCTGGCTTTGGTCTTTCCAAAATCAGCGATAGAACCAGAGTCCGCAGCCTTCATAGTGCTGCCGTATTTTTGGGTTCCCCGCGAGTCTGCTATCCGTCGGTCTAAGCAGGATCGCGTGGACTACATGAAGTGGATCCAACAGGGGTTTGTTACGCCGACCGAGGGCACGTATAGCGAAGTGACTGACTTTGGATTTGTGCGGCGCGACATCAATCAATTGGGGGCGTGGTTTTCGTTTGCAAAGGCCGCCGATACTGGCTTGCCGATTGTCGTCTTTGACCGCCTTTTCCAAGGCGATCAAATGGCGACTGATCTAGCTTCTGATGGATTCGAGCCAGTTCCGTTTGGGCAGGGCTTTATGAGTATGGCTGCCCCGGCGAAACGATTTGAGGAGCTTATCATTTCCGGCCTGCTTGACCACGGCAATAACCCGGTGTTGCGGTGGATGGCCAGCAATGCGGCAAAAGATGAAGACGCGGCGGGCAACATCAAGCCGTCAAAGAAAAAGAGTTCGGAGAAGATTGACGGCATCGTGGCGACGATTATGGCGTTGTCTCGCGTTCCGACCGACCAGCCGATAGGCGAGTCCATCTACAACGATCCAAACCAGGAGCTTGCATTTCTATGAAAGAATCTGATTTTGTAACTACAAGTGTGTGTTGTCCATCTATCGCAGTTCCGCCACCGCCAGTATCGACTGCACGTTGGTGTCGTATCCAGTTGCTAAACGGAACATGCTCCCATGTTTACGTAGAACGGGTATCAAACCGGTGGCGAGGTAGTGGATACGTCGGAGCGTATTGTTACCTCGATGGCAAGCTAATTGCGCACTTTCCTGCCAGCATCATGCTTTGCGATGAAGACGGCGATCCCTTGGTAGCTGAATCGTGCAATGCGCTTCCCAAGGAGGTACTATGATTCTCGCAATTATCCAAGCCCGCCTGCAATCGACCCGCCTTCCGCAAAAAGTGTTGATGCATATGGGCGGTAAGCCAATGATTCAGCACGTAATTGAGCGGGTGCGCGCCGTCCAGAGCATTGACGGTTTGGTGGTCGCCACGTCGCATGGTGGCAACGGCGCTCTGGCAGCTAAGCTGGACGACCTTGGCGTGGATTGTGTTCAATGGAGCGGTCCCGAAGACGACGTGTTAGGACGCTTCATTGTGGCCGCCAGCTCTATACGATGGATCAATCCACGAACGCAAGAGCATGATGTGGTCGATTACATTCTCCGCGTCTGTGGAGATAGTCCGCTGTTTGATCCACAGTCGGCAGACGAACTGATTGCCGCGGCAGTGGTGAGCAAGGCCGACTACGCTGGCTACCGATTCAAGGATGGCGTGCCAGCCATCACGCGGCCCAATGGCTACTTCGGCGAAGTAGTGAAGCTGTCGGCGATGCGGACGGCTAACGAGTGGTTGCCGGTAGATCATCCGGCGCGTGAGCACGTCACGGCCTGCATGTATGCTGAGGACCAATCGTTCTTCCCGCGTCCGTTCTTCGTCAAGTGGTTGGACGTGCCGCAGTGGTACGTGAAAGAGAAACTAAAGAACGCGGCTGTAGATACGTTGGCGGACTTCAACCGGGTCAAGGAAGTAGTGGAGAGAGAATGATGGGACGATGGAACTGGCTTGGAAAGGCGCTGAGTCTATTTGCTGTCACACCTAATACTGGGTCGGTTCAGTTGCCGACCGATGTTGAGGCAAACCCCTGGGACAACATTATGGGAAGCAAAGTACCGACACCCAATCCTCATGTGAAGTCAGCATCGCCGCCGAGTCCGCCTCCAATTGGCGTAGAGACAACGCGACCGCCGGAAGTGGAAACGACGACGTATCAGCCGAAGCTGTTGGCGGTGAAGTGCGGAAACGTCGAAGTGCTTGCCAACGGTCTAAACCAATGGCACGTCGTTGTAGATGGCAAGCCGTTGATGCGAATGCAAGAAGTGGTGGTTACTCTCGAAATGGATTGTGTGCCGACCGTCGCCGTAACGATGCTGCCGGAGTTTACGGAGAGGCGATGAACAACAGCAAGATACCGCCGATCGTGCTACCGTCCGGCCGAATCATTGGAGGCGATAGCCCGTGCTTTGTCGTCGCCGAGATTGGCCAAAACCACAACGGCTCAACCTACACGGCGCAGCGGCTAATCACTGCCGCCCATGCGGCAGGTGTCGATGCGGTGAAGTTCTGCAAACGTGACATTGCCAGCGACCTGACGAAAGAAGCGTACAACGCTCCGTACATCGGCCCGCAGTCGTTCGGAGAGACATACGGGAAGCACCGCGATGCCCTAGAGTTGTCGCTAGACCAGTACCGACTAATCAAGGATGCGATGCGGTACAACGAGCAACCGGAGATCATGTTTGCCACGGCGTGCGACCAGAAGAGTGTAGACGACATGGAAGAGGCGATTGCCCCGCCGCTCTACAAGATTGCAAGCCGTGACCTGGATAACCTTCCGCTGTTACGATACGTGGCGAGACTTGGCAAGCCGGTAATCCTATCGACCGGCATGGCACGCGACGACGCCGAGATTTACGCGGCACTGGACATTCTAAGAGACGCCAACTGTGGCGTTGTGTTGTTGGTTTGCACAAGCGAATACCCTACGCCGAACAGCCACGTGCGACTCTGGCGGCTCGACGAGTACCGCCGCAAGTTCAATGTGCTTGTCGGGCTGTCGGACCATACGCCGGGGATAACCGCTGGGATTGTCGCCGTCGCTCTAGGGGCTTGCGTGGTCGAAAAGCACTTGACGCTATCGCGTGCGATGAAAGGGACTGACCATGCGGCGAGCCTTGAGCCTGAAGGCATGGCCCGTATGGTCGCCAAGATACGCGAAGTCGAGGAGATGATGAGCAGTGGCAATGGATTTGTTGACGTAACGGAAGCCCGCGCAAAGCTCGGTCGATCGCTGGTATTGGTGCGGTCGATCCGGGCCGGCGAGACGATTGGATGGGGCGACGTGGTGTTAAAATCGCCGGGAAGCGGCATCGCCCACGCTGATGCGGCGGCGGTTGTCGGCAAGGTGGCGGCAGTGGACATACCAACTGATGTTCTGTTGTCGTTGGACCATGTACGCGACCCATACGATCCACACTGCAAGCGGTCGGAAAATCTGACGATTATGCAGCAACAACAGATTGCGACACACGAACAGAAGACCCAATGACATTCCTGCACGACGCCGAATATCGTACAGAATCGTGGCAACGCCGCCACTCGCCCGAGGCTATTGCACAACTCGGAGTCTGGCGATGGAATGGCATTCAGGACAACGCAGCGAGAATTCTAGACATCATCTGCGGCAAGCGAGTAATCGATTTCGGTGGGGCGGATGGTCCTCTCGGTTTTGGGTCAATCGTGGTTGACGAGAAGGCGGACCATAAGACACTAGACGACATTGACGGTCCGATTGACGTCATATTCACGAGCCACACGCTGGAGCATCTCAACAACCCGGCGCACTGGATCTGTGAAACTCGTAGCAAACTAAACAAGGGCGGCTACTTGATCGTTCATGTTCCATCCTGGACGTGTCAGCGGTGGCATAAAGATGCTTATGTCAACCCGAAGCAAAAGAACGGGCACAAGCACACGTTGAGTTTGCTACCTGCGGCAGGAGACGAAGTCACAAAAGGTGTATTGGATTGGTTTCGCGGCTGGGCTATTGAACTAGCCGAGTACGTCGGCGACGACAGCATACTTGTGATTGCGAGGAAACCGTGACCAGAGAACGCGCCATAGAGGTTATCAGCACATTGCCGGAGACAACGCGGGAAGCTATCGCGGTATTTGTTGAGACCTGCGATGAGGAAGGAGATTGGGCACGCGATTCTGACGGTGAGTCGTACTGGCGGTCGGAGGCGAAAGCAACCGTTAAAGACATTGCGAGTCAACTACGAAACATGAATCGACCGAACGACAGTATTTTTGATTGAGGGCAAACCGTAGAAACATCAATAACTTGACCGGCAACTGACCGCGAGGGGGCACCCGAGCGAATCAGCGGCACAAACAAAACGGCCATGCAGGGCTGCATCCTTGCATGCGCCGTTTGTGTTTGCGCCTGCCGGTTGGAAACACAACACGAATGATTATAGAACTCGCGCGAGACTTGATCGGACTGGTAGCACTTGGAGCAATCGCCACGGGCTTGTGGTGGTTGCATCCGGCGGCGTCATTGATAGGCACCGGGGGAATCGTACTCGCACTCCTGGTTGTGCGACGGAGAACAGCATGATTCTGGACCGGATATTCGGACTTGAGAACCGGCATAGCAGTGGGATTGTCGTCACTGGGGCTGGATCTGACCAGGACTCTACGCTTAAGCGTGTCTTCGGATCGTGGGGCCATACCGTGTCTGGCCAAACAGTAAATGAAGAGACGTGCATGGGGCTGTCGGCGTTCTATGCCGCCGTGCGGTTGCTCAGTTCCACGCCGGCTGCGCTACCTCTCTGTGTCTACCGTCGCACCAATAATGACGGCGATAAAGAGATAGCCAGAAATACGCCAGAATACGAGGTGTTGCACGATAGACCAAACCCCGTGCATACGCCGATTCAATTCCGCGAAATCGGGCAGAAGTACATCTTACTCTGGGGTCGGTCGCTCTCCTACATTGAACGTGCGAACAACGGTCGCCTTATTGGCTTATGGCCGATGGCGACCAATGAGGTGCGGCCGCTCTGGCAAGACGGCAAACGCATGTACGACGTGAGCCGACTGCGGGATAACGAGCTATTTCCGAAGCCCCCGACGAACAAGCCGGTATTGTCAGACAGTGAGGTTTTGGACGTAGCCTCGTTCGACGGCAAGAGCATCGTTGCCAGAGCCCGTGAGCAGCTTGGCGAGGCGATGGCGGCGCAGGCATTCGGTGCTGGGTTCTATGGCGGTGGCGCGCAGCCGTACCTAGCCTTGATCGTCAAGAAGGCTCTTGGACCAGAGGGTCTTGAAAAACTCCGCGAGAATTGGAATCGCGCACACGGTGCGGCCAAGCGCGGTATCGCCGTTCTTCCGCAAGACGAACTAGACGTTAAGACGATTGACATGCCGTTGAAGGATGCACAGTTCCTTGAGTCGCGGCAATTCTACGTTACGGAGATTGCTCGCTGGTTTGGAATCCCTCCTCACAAGCTGTACGACCTCCTGCGTTCAACCAACAACAACATCGAAGAGCAGCAGCTTGAGTGGTACGAAGACTTGATTCCCCATCTGACGCGGTGGGAACAAGAACTCCATTGGAAGCTGTTCAAGGCATCGGAGCGGCCAAACTACATTGTAGGCCATATCGTCGAAAACCTTTTGCGGGGCAACATCGAAAAGCGATACGCCGCGCACGCGATCGGTTTGCAGTGGGGCTTCAAGAGCCGCAACGAAGTTCGCCGCCAAGAGAACATGAATAGCATGGGAGACGATGGGGACGTGTTTATGGCCCCGAACAATATGGTTCCCGCCGACAAACTTGGCGAGAGTCAGGGCGGTGGAATTGGCGGCACTCCAATTGCCGGCGTGGCCGGAGCCTCTATCATCGGCGACAACAAAGCCTGGGAACCAGTAGATGCGTCGGTTGCCTCGGGTCAGCCGATCCAGACGGCTACTGACCTGGTACTAAGCGGCGCACAGATTACGGCCGCTACGGCAATTGTTGTTTCTGTGGCAAAAGGCGAGCAGCCGCGCGACGCTGGAATCGGCCAGCTTGCCATCTTGTTTAATCTCACGTCGCAACAGGCTGAGCAGATTATGGGCAGTTCCGGTACGTCTACGCCGACCACGCCAAACCCTAACCCGGCGGCCGAAGTGAATCCGGAGCCGACTCCTGTTGTAGGTTCGCCTCCAAAGGATGGAACAAAAGAGGCCGCTCGATCTGCCTTTCTCGCATCGACGGAAAGAATGATCCGCAAGGAAGTGGCCGAGATTCGCAGTGCCGCCAAGGAGCCTGGTAAGTTCCTCGCATGGCTCGATAAGTTCTATGGTACGTGGCCTGCGAAACTATCAGCCGGCCTATCACCTGCCTCAGAAGCATGTCGAGCGTTGGGGTGCGATATAGACGCGAGCAGCGTGGCTAATGAACATTGCCAGCGGAGCAAGGCAGCCCTACTAGAGTTGTCGGGGAGCGCCAAGCAATCTGAGTTTGCATCGACTATCGCGGGCGAGATGGATAAGTGGCAGGCCGGTCTGCCAAAACAACTGGCAGACCTCGTTTTCAAGGAGAATCAGGAATGACCGAAGATACCACAAAACGCTGTTTCAAGCTCGCCGAAGTTCGTGTTGACGAGGTGGCCGGCAAGCCGACCATTACCGGGCTTGCCGTGCCGTACAACGCCCCCAGCGAAGACCTTGGCGGCTTTCGTGAAGTGTTCAAGCCAGGGGCGTTCAAGGAGTCGCTTGCTGGCAGCGACGAAATCTTCGCCGACGTGGAACACAACGGCACTCGCAAGCTAGGCCGCCGCTCTGTCGGTAGCCTAGAACTCAAAGAGAGTCGGGAGGGAGTCCGCGTATCAATCATACCGCCCGATACGACGGTGGGACGTGACACAATCGAGGAGGTTCGCGGCGGACTATTGGATGGAATGTCGATCTGCTTTGCGAACCCGGAGGATACCTACAAGGGCAAGGGCGACAGCATCGTGCGCGAAATCAGCAAGGCGAGTCTTCGAGCCGTCACGCTGACCTGCTATCCCGCTTACACTCAGACCGCCGGCACGGTAGCGATACGATCCCTTGAAGAGTACCGCAAAGGGATTGAGACAGAAGAGTCGGCGGCGAAAGCGGCTGACGAACAGCGGACAAAGGAGGCAGATGAGGCTGCCTCCAAGGCTGCTGCCGACGCCGAATCCGGCCGGATCGCCGAATCGGAACAAGCAAGAGCCAGGATCGAACTGGAGGAGGCGAGTCTGTGATTGATTTGGTGGCGGATGACCGTCCATTCAGGGATGGCTTGAGAATCGCGGCAGACGTGGTGCGCCAGTTCGGCGAGGCATGTTCTTCGGCCATACCCTTAACGCCCCGCCAAAACGCCGTGCTCGACTCCATACGCGATTTAACCGCCGACAAGGGCTATCCGCCCACTGACGCAGAGATAGCACAGCGTGCAAACATGAGCCGTACACGGGTGCGGCAGCACGTCGATAATCTAGTGGATCGTGGCATTGTGGCGCGGGAATGCGGCACGGCTCGGTCAATTCGCATCGTGGCCCTGCCACAAAAGACAGTTTGATGGGAGTTTTGTATCTGCTAGACTCACAGTAATTCAATCCCCAAAGGCAGTGCCGGCGGGTTTCGTGTCAACGGTCGCAGTGCGGGCGTTTTCACCACGGTAGTAGTACCGAGTGAGAAACGCCCGTTTTCGTTTTCGGCCGCCTCTCCTCGGTGGAAAGTCACCAATTCAAGGAGAGGCCAACATGGCTTTTTTCGACACGCGCGAGTTGCGGGAGAACCGGCACAAGCTGCTGTTGACCGCCCGCGAGATTCTTGACAAGGCCGACGACGAGAAGCGTAGTCGGACGGCCGAAGAGGATGCCAACTACAAAAAGGCGATGGACGACGCCGAAACGGCCCGCAAGCAGATCGAGGCGCACGAGCAGCGCAACGACCTGGAGCGGGAAATTGCTCTCGGCGAATCGACCAGGGGCCGGCAAGAGGAAGAAAAACGCGCAAAAGACGACAAGGCGGAAACGCGAAAGCTGCGGCCACGCGACACGCCGGAATATCGGTCGGCTTGGCATCGTGCAATGACAGTCGAAAACGCGAAGCATTTGCTGACACTCGAAGAGCATCGCTCCTTGTCAGCTGGAACGGCAACAGAAGGCGGCTATCTGTACGCCCCAGAACAGTTTGTGTCCGAACTGATTCAGAACATTACAGACGAAACCATCGTCCGCGGGATCGCGCGAGTGTTTCCACCGATCGCCGGCACTGATAGTCTCGGGGCACCTGTTCTGACGGACCGCATGGCGGCAGGAGAGTGGACTAGCGAACTCGGAACTCCGTCAACGGATTCATCGTTGGCATTCGGAAAACGAGCCCTTCGCCCGAATCCACTTGCCAAGGAAATCGTCGTCAGCAAAGTGCTATTGCGCAAGACATCAATGGCCGAACAGATCGTGCGGTCTGAGCTTGCTCGCGTTGTAGCCGAGGCGATGGAAAAAGGCTACATGACCGGAACCGGAGATCAGAAGCCGCTTGGTGTGTTTACTGCCTCAGCTAACGGCATTACGACTGCGCGCGATGTATCGACCGGAAACGCCGCGACTACGCCAACGTGTGACGGACTGAAAGCAGCCCGTTATGAGTTGAAAGAGGCGTACTACAAACGCGCAACGTGGATTTTCCACCGTGATGTCATGGAGTTGATTGCCAAACTCAAGGATGGAAATGGTCGGTACATGCTACAGGACAGCATCATTCAATCGGAGGGCGATACACTGCTCGGCCGACCGTTGCGTTTGTCCGAGTACGCCCCAAACACCATAGAAGCCAGCGCCTACGTCGGGATTCTGGGCGACTTTGACAATTACTGGATTGTCGACTCTATGGACGTTGAGGTTCTTCGGCTAGAAGAATTGTACGCTCGACAAAACAAGGATTGCTTCCTGACTCGCATGGCCAGTGACGGCGCTCCGGTGCGTTCGGAAGCCTTCGTCCGCGTCAAGCTCGGAACCTAACCAACAAACCGAAAGGATCACATAACATGGGAGCTAATTTCTCTCGGACGATCAAGCAGGATGCCGTGTATGGCGTTTTGGCAACCGCAGCATCGACCGTCTACAGCGACAAGATTGACTTGTCGGGATACAAGGGCGTTCTGATTACCGCCCTGTTCAAGTCCACCGGCGCTTCGACCGGCCATTGCACGTTTACAGTGGTCGGCGCGAACTCCACAGCTACCGACAGCACGTCCTATACGGCGATCACCGGTGCGTCGGTGACGGTGGAACACTCTACCACCGCGAACGACAAGCGGGTGTGTTCGCTCGACATCTGCCAGCCGATTTATCGGTACGTCAAGGCAAAACTAGTGAAGCAAGCGGGTATCTTGCTGAATGGACTTTTGGCGCAGAAGTATGGCGCGGCTGTCGAACCGACCGCCGCCAGTACAACCTACGCCGGTTCGACGGCGGCACTGTCCAATGTGCTGACCATCGGTGCAACCTAACCCGTGTCAACGTGACTACTCGCCATCCGGTCGATTGCCAGACCGGATGGCGGGGCAACCAGCGGAGTCTCTATTATGGCAGATGCTAGTTACCAACCAAAAGTTTACCGCAAGCAAGGCGGCGACGAACTCGTTGTCGCAAGCGGCGGATCAATTACTGTCGAGAGTGGCGGAACGCTTACAGTCGGTGGTGTTGACCTAATCGACGAATTGGCCGCGTTGAGTGGGCTCGACACAACTGAGTTTGGAGTTCTCAATGGCGTTACTTCCGGCACGGTAACGGCCTCTAAGGCCATTATCGTCGATGCCAACAAGGCGATTGGGACATTCAGTTCTGTCTCAATGAACGCGGCTACTATTACGACATTGGTTGCTCAGACATCGGTGTCGGCCCCTGCGGTATCTGCTACGAACGTCACTGTTGCCACTGCGCTAACCGTACCTGCGGCGACAATGACAACTCTTTCTGCCGCTACGTCAATCAGTGCGCCGTCGGTATCGGCTACAAATATCGTCGCCGCCACTGCTTTGACGGTGCCTGCCGCTACTGTGACTACGCTTAATGCGGCGACTTCGCTCACTGCCCCGGTGATTTCCGGTGCGGCTGCATCGGTCACGAATCTTACCGTTGCAACCGCACTTACTGTTCCGGCGGCCACGATGACTACGCTAAGCGCAGCCACGAGCGTGTCGGCTCCGAGCGTGTCTGCGACTAATCTAGTTGTGGCAACTGCTTTGACAGTTCCCGCCGCGACGATAACGACATTATCAGCCGCGACATCCGTGTCGGCACCATCAGTGTCAGCGACAAACATTGTGGCGGCAACCGCATTGACCGTACCGGCTGCAACGATTACCACTCTTGTCGCTAGCACGTCAGTATCGGCGGCTACTGTGTCGGCCACCGTTGCCAGCATCGCAACCTCGCTGACAGTTCCGGCCGCAACGATCACCAGTGGCGTGTTCGGAACTGGTGGAATCAATTGCACGACCGGCAAGTTGGTCTTGGGCGCAGCGACCTATAACGGCGGTACAAATACCGGAACAGATTGCGAAACGATTGTCACTCAATATGCCTTCCTTTCGGGAACGAATGCTGCTACCGCTACGCGGTACTACAAGTTGCCCGTGGTGGCGAAGGGGTTGGCTGTTGGGGTCATCAATAATTCGAGCGTTACCCAGGCCCTATATGGTAACGCTGGTGAGAGCTTTATGGGCGCGACCAGCACAGTCGTTGCTACGTCGAACGCTGCTAACGGGTCGCTGTTCCTCGTATGCGACGGAACCAACTGGTATCGAGGTGCAGCGTAATAACGGGTTTTACCTTACGGGAAAGGAAGTGTTATGGCTCTATGGTCAATCGGTATCTGTACGCCGATTCCGATGGTTCCAGTGAATGAAAAGGCCATCGGTATAGACAAGGTGCGCGCGGCGTTATCGCACGTATCAGGCGAGTCGGTGAATGTAACCGCCTGTCGAAAAGAATTGGAAGAGGCGTTGCCTGTTTCCAACAACGAAGACAAACACTTGGGGTTGATTACCCCAGAGTGGCAGCGTGCCCGGCAAATGCTCGCAGTTCCGCCGGGTCATAGCATCATCGAAATCTATGCCGATGGAATGGAAGTCGGCCAAGCGCGGACGGCGGCCGTGCAAACCGCACGGGAATCGGGGTTGAAGTATATCTTCTTTCTCGATTGGGACGTGATTGTCCCGCAAGATGCACTTGTGGTTCTGGCCTATCAGCTTGATAACAATCCAGACTTCGGCGTTGCGTCGGGAATGTACTGCATGAAGAGCATCCCCACTCATCCGCTTCTGTGGAGAGGATGGAACGAAGGCGTGGCCTACGATTGGACTGTCGGCGACGTCATCAAAGACCGAGTAGTCGGCGTGCCGATGGGATGCGCGCTCTTGCGTCTATCGCTGTTCGACAAACTGCCGAACACACCGGACAATCCCTGGTTTAGGACTCTCAATACCACGGTAAATTGCGGCGGTATGTGGCGCGAACAAAGGATGACGGAAGACCTTTGGTTCTGCAAACGATTTACGGATGAATGTCAGGGCAAGATCATGGTAGATACGGGATTGCTCTGTGACCACATTTGTCACAATACGGGCAGGCGATACATGCTCAGCAAGGATTCGCTTCCGTGGAAACGTCGGGAGGGCCGAACATGAGAATCGTTTTGCATGTCGGTTGTGGACCTTCCCACGATGTACCTACGATGTTTCAAGGTGATGATTGGCATCAAGTCCGGCTTGATATTGACGCTACTGTTGCGCCGGACATTGTATCGCCAATAACTTCAATTCCGTTATTGGATAATTATGCCACCGGATTGTTTTCGTCGCACTGCCTGGAACATCTATACTCGCACGAGGTTCCTGTTGCACTTCGGGAGTTTTTCCGCGTGTTGCGACCTGGGGGTATCGTGTTTCTAACCGTTCCCGATATTCAGCGTGTAGCGGCTGCTATTGCTGAATCCGGCGACTTGGATCAAACCATCTACGACTCGGCTTCCGGCCCCATTGCCGGCGCTGACATCCTATGGGGTTTTCGCCAAGCGGTAGCCGGCGGAAATCTTTTTTATCAGCACAAGACGGGGTTTTGTAAGAGGACGCTTACGAAACTATTGGAAGAGGCCGGGTTCAACATATCCGCTACATACAATCAGGGGCAATGGGATATTATTGCCTTAGCGACAAAACCAGGAGGCGACAATGTATCCACGTTGCCATGCTGTGAGCATTACGACAACTACCGGCGGTGACGGCACGGGCTATACGCCAGTCGAACACGGCCGCGTGTTGTCGGTTCAGTTTGCATCAACCACGTTGGGCACTACCGGCTCGATTGCCTACACCAACGAGACGACAAGCGAAGCCATCTTCACGAAGGCTCCCGCAACGACCAAGCTGATTTACTATCCGCGTCCCACCATCGTCAACTCGACGGGGGGTGCTATCAAGCCGTCTACCGGCTCTGCAAGTCCTGACTACTTCTATCTGTCCGACCATCGGCTCAAGATCGTCGTAACGAACTGCGGCACTGGCACGGCTAAGACTGTCGATTTCCGGGTAACTGTTGGCTAAACAATGAAAGGGAAACAATTCGATGTCCGGGTCACTCGAATCAATTCCGAAGCGTCGCATCAGTACGTTATCCCGTATTCGGCGGGATCGGCGTAAGAACATTGCCATCGTGGGCAAGGCTCCAAGTTCACTTGGCCTTGCCCCGTATGGCGATAAATCATGGCAGATTTGGACTCTCTCCGATCTGGTGCTGTGCAAGCAATCCCCACGCTACGACGTGCAATTTGAATTGCACAAAATAGATCAAATCACGGGTCCGCGCCAGCCGTTTCGTGATTGGCTAGGTCGTGTAGAAAAGCCACTATTTGTACGCGAGGCAACGCCGGACTTACCAAACGCGACCCCGTATCCAAAAGATATGATCGTGGCCAAGTATGGCCACTACTTCACCAATACCGTTTCATGGATGATCGCACTGGCGATCGAAATGAAGCCGGAACGTATTGGCGTCTGGGGCGTAGATATGGCGTGCAACGATGAATACGGCCATCAGCGTCCATCGTGTGAATACTTTCTTGGCATGGCTCGCGGACTCGGGATCGAGGTGGTTATTCCACCACAAGCCGACCTTCTCAAGACGTCCGGCCTGTACGGTTTCGACACCTGGCAGAGCGATATGTTTGTGAAGTGGAAGGCGCGGTGTGCCGAACTGTCACAGCGATCCACGCAACGCGCGTTAGAGCGTGACAACCTCGACCAACAAGTTGCCTTCTGCAACGGCGTGCTATCAGTCTGCGGCGACGACATCAAGGAAGAATGGAAGACACGTCTCACGGAAAACGAGAGGGAACGCGACAAAGCCGCCTCGGAATCGCTCTACTTGCAGGGCGCGCTTGAGGATACACGCGATTACTGGGGCCAGTGGGCGCAGAGGACGTAATATGTCAGAGCTCCAGATCGTAACCGCGCCGACCACTACCCCGGTATCTCTCATCGAGGCATGGAGTCACTTGCGCGAGTCGCAAGACGCCAACACGGATGAGGTTGTGTTGAAGCTCAAGTCCGCTATTGACTTTTGCCAACGGCATGTTTCTGGCGGTCGTCAACTGTGTGCCGCCACATACGATTATCTCCTGAGAGACTTCCCATCGGACAGCGACGATTGCCGGCTTCGTCTGCCAATGCCTCCGCTGAAAAAGGTCCAGTGGATTAAGTATTACGACACTGCCGGAACATTGACGACGTGGGGCAGCACTACAGGAAGCACCGGGAGCACTGGATACTACATCACGATCAAAGGCCGTGATACGCAAGGTTACGTGGTGCCGGCTTATAACAAGACGTGGCCGTCTGTGCGTGACCGACCTGACGCCGTAACGGTACGGTTTATAGCTGGTTCAACGTCGCCGGGTGACATACCAGACGCGGCAAAGGCTGCGGTCCTGCTGAAGCTGGAGCACCTTTACGATCCCGAGCGGGTCGATGAGGCAACGCAGACCAAGGCTATCGATTTGTTGCTGGCGACTGTCAACCACGGATTTTACGGGTGAGCCATGTTGCTTCCGCTGACGATCTTGATTCGTGAATCGGCTTCGGAACCGCCGATAGAGTGTGTCATTGGATTAAACCTTGAAGAAATTGCCCGCGTTGAGGAGGGCATGGACGAAGGGACAATCCACGTTTATGCCGATGGATCGAGGGCACCGTACACGATTGCAGGGACGGTTGAGGAGTTTGTGTCGCTGGTTAATGCGTGTCTGTTCGGAGAAGAGGAGGGGCCGGAATGCGAGCCTGCACCTATAGAAGCCGAGTAACGCTGCAATCGGTGTCGCAATCGACGGCTGATAGCTATGGGGCACGCACTGAGGTGTGGAGCGATGTAGCGACTAGCATTCCCGCGGAGGTTCAGACGACGGCTACAAGCGAAATAGTCAAGGGCGTATTGGTGAAGGGCGAGGCGTCAATGCAGGTGAAGATGCGATACCGAAACGATGTAACCCAAACTTGTCGCTTCAAGTGGGGCTCGCGGTCTCTCTACGTCCAGAGCGTTGATCCTGACTCCCGCAATCGGGAACTGACCTGCATTTGCCGGGAGACGTTGACGTGATTGGCTCAGACCGACAAGTAACGCAGATTGAAGGTTTGGATGCACTACTGAAAGTATTGCAGCAGCTACCGCCTAATGTATCTGGCAAGCTCGTAAAGCCGGCGATGCGAGAGGCTGGCGACATGCTGGCCGGCGAGTTGCATAGAAATGCCTACAAGCAACGTGTTGCGGCGGAGGGGCGAGGCTACAAGGACAGAGACAACATTCAACTCAACAAGACGGCCGGAACGCGAGCGAAGGTCTACCGCAAGGGCTCCGGCTTCTACGTCGCCGTGGGATTTGACTATAGCAAGGGTGGCTCGCACGGGCATTTAGTCGAGTTCGGCCATCGGATCGTGCGAGGTGGAACGCTGGCTGGCGAAGGTAGAACGCCAGGTATCACTGCTGCCGGTATTCGATTCATGCGGAGCAAGGGATTCATCAAAGGCACCTACGAGAGTGGCAAGGTGTTGCATGGGAAACGAAAAGGCAAGCCGCGAATGGTCTCGGGGTTTGCAAAGGGTGGCAATGTGTACAAAAGCAGCGACATCGGCATGACCGTGATGGGTCGTCAAGTTCGTGGTGGCGGTCGCGTGGTAATGAAGGCTGGCGCGGGGTTGCTATCGGGCGGAATGCGAACAAAGCCGTGTCCGATGTTGGGCCCGGCATGGGAAACTATGAAGCGCCCAATGATGATCGCTATTGAAAACGAGCTTAGAAAGATAGAGAGAACGGCAGTGCGGTTGGCTGGAAATGTACGTGGTGGCGTTACTGGTTTTGGGGAAAACTCCGCAGGTCCAATGTACTGGTAAGCATGTCGTCACCAGAAGAAACCTTTGTTGCTCGCGTCAACGCCATAACGGCCGTGTCGGCTCTGATTGGCGGCAGAGTGTACCCGATTCAGCCGCCGGAGGGCGTGACGCTGCCGTGCGTCGTGTATGAACTATCGGGCGATAATCCGATCAATAGTGCCGGTGGTGCAACAGGAACGCATGAAACGCATATTGCGGCACATCTGCTGGCGAGCACCTACGCGAATGTCAAGGCGTTGGCTGCGGCGATGCTAGGCGATGAATCAACGACCTCGCCGAGCGGATTGTCTGGCTGGGCTGACACCAGCGGAAACATTTGGCATCTCGACAGTCAACGCGATGCTCCTGGCGAACTGATAACCGGACAAGACGTGCGAGAGTACCAAGGCGTAGATCAAGAGTACACAGTTTGGAATTGAGGCGTATGGGGCTAGATCGACGGATCGAAGAGGCTTAACCCGGAGCCCTGCCCCTTTTTGTTTTTTCGGGGAATCAGTCCGCACGCGGGTAGTGCGTGAGGACAAACATGGCGAACAAAGGTTTTAACGGAACAACGGTAACTTTCGGTTCTGCCGTAGCAAATCTTCGCGGCGCTTCTGCCACTGAGTCATGCGCGGAAGTCAACGTCACCGGATCTGCCGACGCGGTTCAATCTCACGTCGCCGGGATTCCAAAAAAGGAAGTCTCGCTTGACCTTGTCGGTGGGAGCGCCATTACGGCCGGCTCGTCCGGCTCCCTTTCCATTTCGTGGTTCGACGGAACCACGACTTCACTGGGAAACTCGATCGCCACGTCCGTTGACATTAAGGGGCAGATGGACGGCGAGATTACGAGTTCCGTCAAGTTTACAAAAACTGTGTAAGAAATAGGACTCATAGCAATGGCAAACAAAGGCTTCAATGGATCAACAGTCAACTTTCCCTCCACGTCTTCGGGTATCGGCGCGCTTCGCGGCGCGTCGTATTCCAATTCGTGCGCGGAAGTAAGTGTCACAGGCTCCACGTTTGCGGCGCAGGCACATGTTAAGGGGATTCCGAAAAAGGACGTGACCCTCGATCTTGTGGGCGCGTCCACCGTTACGGCGGGCTCGACTGGTTCGCTTTCCGTTTCGTGGTTCGACGGAACATCAACGTCGCTTGGTAAGGTGATCGTCGTTTCCAAGGATATCAAGGGGCAGATGGACGGCGAGATTACCACGTCAATTAAAGTCACAAAGACCACTACGTAGGAGACAGCATGTTAAGCTGGGAAGAAGTGCAACGAAAAAAGCGGGGCGACATCAAGATTGTGTCCGTGCCAGAATGGGGCGGCGATGTCGGCATTAAGAAGTTCAGCGCGCGAGACATGATGTTTCTGCGGTCGCTGGCCAAAGAGGAGGATGCCGATACTGTGGACGATACGGCGCGGCACGTCACGGAAGAGGATTTGCAGGCCATTGCGGAGGTGCTTGCGCGAGGCGTGTGTAACGATGATGGATCGCCTTATTGCACCACCCAAGAATGGTCAGACTTCGCGGCCGACCAGATGCCAGTACTGAATTATCTCATCGAAGAAGTTCAGTCGCACAACGGAATGAGGCAGCAACAGCGAGAGGAACTAACAAAAAACTCCGAGAGCGGGCCGACCTCCGCTTCCACGTGAGGCTTGCCCGCACTCTCGGCTACAAGTCGCGTCAACGAATGTACGATGACCTGACGGCAGAGGAGCTAATCGAGCATGAGGAGGCGTATAAGCTCGACCCGTGGGGAGATGAACGCGAGGAGTTATTGCACGGCATTCTTTGCAATCTAGTTGACCGATGCCACAGACAAACAGGCTGCTGCGAACCTCCGATCCACTACATGCCTTACGCAAAACAATTTGACGGCACTGGCGGCGAACAGACGGAAGAGCAAATGCAAGAGATTCTATCAACCGTAGCGGCATCGTGGGGTAGGTAATGTCAAATGTTATTGGGTCACTCCATGTGAATCTCAGCGCTAATACCGCTCAATTCGAGAGCGGGTTGAAGCGTGGCGCTGCCGCTGCCAAACAGTTTTCTCGCGAAGCATTGGCCAATGACATCTTCAAGGCAAAAGGCGGAAAGGATGCAGCGATAGGAGGCGGTAGCGGTAATCCCATCACTCCGATCATAGATGATGCAAAAGATGCCCACCCGAGGCTGTCCGCCGTCCAGAAACTTCTACAAAACATCACACGTATTGGCGTGGGGGGGCGTAACTTTCGCCTCTTGTCAGGATTAGGTGGTGCTGCATCCGAATTAACCGGCGTGTCTGTGGCGTCGATGGGTGTAGTGGGGGCACTTGCCGTTCTTGGAATGGCGGGAAAGAGTCTTGGAGACGATATTCGTGCCACGAGAAAAGAAGCGGCACTGCTAGGAAAAACATACGAGGAGTTGGCCGCAGAAAAACATCTAGTGGCATTTTCTGAGGGTGCCAGTTCTGGACTGGAGCATCTGTCGGTCGTTGCGGAGTCAGCAATGCGAGCCGCTAAACGACTAGGTGGAGAGTTCATTGGATGGACATTTAAGACTAGCGGGCTAGGGGTAACTATAGAACTTCTGGAACGGTTCTCCGGCATTGACATTACCGGAACCGACGCGGAAAAACTAAAGAGAATAACACAAGAGGCGGAGAAGGCTGCTGCAAAATGCAAAAACATAGAGGACAACTTGCGTGCTATTGGTGACAGATTACGAGATGATATAGCCGCCACAGGAATGTCAGACATTGACGCCAAAACGCACAGGCAGACTGAGGATATTAAGAGATCGGCAGCGGGAGGTGGCAATGCAGCGCCGGGATTGGTAGAGGAAAACATTAGTTTGGCAAAACGTCGTAGTGCTGTCGAAAAACTCCAAGCCATTGGTGACAAGCTCAGAGATACATTTGCTTCGCTAAACAATATAGGCAAAGACATCAAGCCGGAAGATCAAGCGTTCGGTGATTTTAAGACATGGTTGGCAGATGCGATGAAGATCACTGGGGACGCTGCCGCTCCATTGTTGGCTCAAGCGGAAGCGTGGCGCAGGGCAGCGCAGGGAGTGCGCGAACAAGGCGAGGCAACAAAAAAAGCGGCAGAAGAGACAAAAAAGGCAGAGGAAGAGGCAAAGCGGTTTCAAGAGCGCCTCCAGTCCCTTACGGAGACTCCTCTATCCAAGTTTGCTCTGGTAGCGGACGACTTGGCCAAGGGGTTATCGCGCGGCATTATCTCATCAAAGCAATATGCTGCCGCGCTCGGAAGGGCGCGAAAGGATGCCGTGTCTTCTCTCGTGTCCGAACTAAAGTATGCACCCGGTGCATCGTCGGCACTCACCGCCGGATCGCGCGAACTATTTAACATGCAGGCAGATCGCTCACAAGGTCCAAGCGAAGAATTGAAGGAGGCAATGCGGCAAACGCGACTTATCAAGGAAGTGCGCGATAAAATGCCCGCCGTCGTCGGAGGCCGAATGTGATTACTCGCAACATCGAAGTTCCTGGGTCGTATCGGAAGACCACAGCAGAAAGCGGCAAGGAATACGAATACACCCGCCGTATCACGGTAAACACTGTGGCCGACGACGAGAGGACAATCGAGGGTGTCATTCCGCAGTACGGTGATGTATTCACCTTTCGGGGCCGACAGCAGTTTTGCACCGGCTCGGAAATATCGCGTGCGGATCGCCTCGTGTGGGATGCTCGAATCAGCTTCGCACCGCTGACCGTCATTCCCGACAAGCCAAAAGAAAAAGACCCTATCCGCTGGCCCATCGACATCAAGTGGGGCTCGCGGACCATTCAGGCGTATCCGCCGGTAGACATCAAGGGGCGACCATACATCAACAGTGCTGGCGACAGGCTGAAGGATCGACCTCCCGTGGAGATCATTCACCCGACTCTGACAATCACGCGATACGAGGTGGCGTTCAACGCCGCACGGATGCTGAATAATTTTGCTGGCAGGATCAACAGCACGCCGTGGTATGCGTGTGCGCCGGGCACGGCTAAGTTATTTTTTCCAGATGCTGGTACTGAATACATCGAGGCGATGAAACGGTACTACTGGAAAGTGCCCTACGTCTTTGAGATCGCGCCTGAGGGGTGGGACATCGAGATTGGGGACATCGGCAAGCAGTGCCTTGTCGACGAAACGTTTATGTCGGGATCGGGCCAGTCGTCTAAAACAGGAAAGAAGATCAAAGTATCCTGCAAAGACGAAGCAGGTCTTCCGTCGCAAGAGGATCAATTCCTTGACGGCAAGGGTGGGCAAATGTCATTTGACGACGTGCGCAAGGGAAAGCTGTATTACATCAAACCAAAACGCGAAGGCCACAAACAGGCCGACTTTAACCAGCTTCGGCTGCCGTAGGAGAGATCATGGCTACAAACGTATGGCGAGGCGGCGCTCCGGCGGTTGCGCAACTGGACACGATCACTGTGGCTGGCACGTGGGCAACAAATGACATCGCTACCATTACCATCAATGGACATGCCCTCACGTTTACGGTTGGCGCAACGCAAACGGGCGCGGCCGTGGTGACGGGGCTCGTTGCGTTGTGGGCGGCATCGACGCTTCCTGAGTGTTTGGAGGTCACGGCTGCGGACGGCTCTGGCGACACGGTAACGCTTACGGCCGTTACGGCGGGCGTACCATTCACGGTCACGGTATCCGAAACTACCGCTGGCGATGGCACCCTGTCACTCGCCGTTACGACGGCCAACTCCGGCCCCAACGATTGGAGTACGGCGTCGAACTGGTCGCTTGCGGCGGCCCCCGTCAACACCAACGATGTCATCATCGAATGGTCTGAGTATTCGATCTACTACGGCTTGGCACAATCTGGCGTGACGCTGGCATCGCTCACCGTCAAGCAGTCGTTTACCGGCACGATTGGGCTGCCTCGAATCAATGCAAGCGACTACCCGGAATACCGAGATACCTACTTGGCTATCGGGGCAACCGTTATGACGATTGGCGGTGGCGATGGCATCGGCTCGGGTCGCATCAAGATCAATAACGGAACGGTGCAAACTGCGTTTACACTGCTTGGTTCCGGCTCGACGTTAGAAGACGGCATCGGTGCTATTGTATGGAAGGGCACGCACGCCAGCAACGCGGTATCCGTGACGAAGGGCGACTTGAGTGTCGCTCCGTTTGCTGCGGAAGTCGCTACGGTGTTGACACTCAAAATGGGTTACTACGACAGCCCGGATACTGACGCTGTTGTGACGTGTGGTAGCGGCGTTACGCTCGGCACGGTGATAAAAAATGGCGGCAACCTGACGTGCGACAACACCACGACGGCGATTACGGCATTCACTCAAACGGCAGGCGAGGCCACGATCTACGGCATGACCAATGCTGTAACGGCACTGAATCTGTACGGAGGTCGCGTCTACTACTCGACAGCCGGAACGCTAACCGCCGGCGTGGTGATGGCGGATGCCGTGTTGGACTTCTCACGTGATATGCGGGCTAAGACGGTTACGGCGATTCAAGCCTACGGGCAGAATACGATCTTCGATCCGGCGGCCGTAGTGACATTCACCAGTGGCATCGACTACATGGGATGCGATGGTATCACTGGCATCGGCAAACACCGCACCTGGACGCCTACGGCGATCTGACATGGCAGAAAAGTTTGTTCTACCGACTGAGCCGCAGTTTGAGCGTATCGCCCGTGCCGTGCGCAAGAGCGAAAATGCTGTCGAAAAGCGTAATGCAATCGACACCACGTCGCCCGGCACAACCTGGACGCAGCTGCTGCCAGGCCACAACTCGTCATCGTTCCAAATGCCTCCGTACTGTGTAGGGCGAATCTGCGGCGGAAGCATTCTCGGTACGCTCCCCAACGCGACACGAACGGTATCGTTCGACCGCCCATCGACAGCCCATTTCGGACGCGACTACTGCGTCAACGGTTGCGAGCCCATCGGGTGCGAATCGGACAAGTACAACGGCAAGCCAGCGTGGGGGCAAGTCTACGTCGCCGGCCCGTGCATCGTCCAGTATCAGGGGACCGACCCCATCCCCGGGGACAAACTCGGCCCGGTTCCCGGCAAGTGGTACGTCGAGGCGAACCGGCCTTCCATCTTCACGGTGTGGGGCGTTGTCGATACGACGCACAAGCTGGCGTATGGGGTGTTGCATCCGATACGAGAACCGATCTGCGTTGCCACGGTGGAGGCACCTGCATTTGGTGTTGCCGCGATCACTGGCGTTACGGGGACAATGCCAAACGTGGTTCCGCAAGTCGGCCAGCCAAGCACAACGTATTGCAAAGGCTACTTGGTTGTAGCGGGCACGGAAATCGCCGCAAACAAGATAGGTGCTTACCAGGAGTGCCTAATGGTCAAGGCCCTGTACGGCTCCGGCACGCCGGCAGTGGGCGAGGTGTGGGGTCCGACGGCTTCGGCATGGACGCTCTCCAAGAACTCAGGCGTCGGCTGCGGTTGGGGCATTCTCGTTGCTGGCATCTACGACGCCGGTA